AAAAGTTTACCCGCCCCGGTGGTGGTTGATACGGCCTGCAACTGGGTACGAATCATCTACCTGACCGACCACGATATCAATGTGCTGGATAAGCAGACCAAGCGCGACATTCTGGCGCACAATAAAGCAGTGCAGGCCAATTGCTCGCAAATTACAGAGAAGGATGCTAAGTAATACAGAGAATATCTAACTTATTGATATATATACTGCCACATTAGTAAAAATCTGAAAGCGAGACAATAGAGCGGTAAACAATGAAAAGTTTGTATCTAATTCATGGGCGCTAATGCACTATTGATTTTTAAATTCCTTCAATCTAAGAAGCTGCCCATGACGAAAAATTCACTTCCTAAACTTCCCCACGATTATCGTTACGGAGACGAACACTCAATCCAGCCTCATTCTGATGGGGAATATTTTGCGCCACAGGGGTGTGTTATCAACTCTGTTGATCTTTCTAACGGAGTGGTTATCTATGTTCCTGTCCAGCGCTACATTGAGCATTTAAATATATGGGTCACTGTCTAAGGAACCCTCGAATAATTTGTTAGCAACCCACTTGGTTGGAGCGAATTGATCATTGGCATCAAAAGAACAGCATATACATCTTTTGTTCTGGTTCAATGTTCTGGATAGTAGTGAATAATTAATATAAAGGGCTTTTTCAGTAATTAAATGATATCGATAGCCAAAATGAAGCTATCATCTCGTAACTACTGCCAGCTAACACCGAAATGGCAGAGGTCAGTTATTAAGCAGAAAAGTCTCACCCGGGTGGCTCCTTAGAGATTTTAGTTTTCTAACTGGTATTAACCAAAGGTCGCATCTTTATGCGACCTTTTTTATTGTGCGCAACAAGTATCCTGTAGGTAACCGCTCTTCTTGTATACGTGGCAAGGATAAATGCGAATGCATCACAGAGGCCATTCTCAGAGTGACCTCGATAATGTCCCACATCGCACAGAGGTAAGACATGTCAGAGATCACTGCATCCGAACAAATCCGCCTAGATATCATCAAGAAAGTTAACTACGACACTGCCGCGGCTAAGCTGGCCATTGATTGGGTTGGCGATATCTATCTCAAAGCTGAGCTCTTTGCAGACTCTTTCGATCGTGTTTACACGGAAAGTGAGATTGCCTCGAAAACTCGAAAGGCGATTCAGGAAGCAACCGAAGCGCTGGCGCTGTTTAATACTGAAGCTGACATTGGCAATTAAGATATGTGCATATCCTATCGCTTACATGACTGGTAGTTCAAAAACATCTTTTTCGCTGCTAGGATTGCTCTGAAAAGGAGTGATTATGAGCCTACTGAAGAAAATTAAAGATGCCTTGTCTCCTCCAGTTCCGGAAGAGTGTCGGGAAGAGAGTTACGATGCGGTGCTGAAAAACCTTGATATCCTATCCAAAGAATCATCTGAACTGAAAGCCCTTATGGCGGAGTTTGATGAAGGAAAGATAACGCAGGAGCAGTGCATTGCCACTGGAGTAGCGATTATCACCAAAGAATTACTCGAATTCCGCTATGTCCAAAACAAGATTGATTCTCAGGCCTGGTAATCTTCTGAGGCCGACAGCAAAGCAACATACAGCCACCAATACAAAGGCCACCTCCGGGTGGCTTTTTTAATGGTTGTTACCACAGGAAAATACCATGGCAAAACCGGACTGGGGCGAGCTTCAGAAACGGTTCCTGTCCGATCATGCCGCAACCGGCGTATCACCGAAGGATTGGTGTGAAGCGCAGGGACTGAATTACGCTACTGCCCGCCGATACATCAAGAAACCCACTGCGCAAACTGCGCAAAAACCTGCGCAGAAGAAATTGCGCACCGCGCAAAAGGAAAAGTGCGCAGAAGAGCTGGTGGATAGCAAACTAAGTCCTAAGGTTAAGCGCTTCATTGCTGAATACCTCAAGGACCAGAATGCAACGGCAGCCGCTGAGCGTGCAGGCTACAGCGACCCGAACTATGGCCGTCAGCTTCTAACGAATCCTAACGTTGCGCAGGCCATTGCGCAGCAGCAGAAAGCATCCATTGTGCGCACACTCGGAAGCGCTGATGAAGTGCTTGAGCAGATGTGGCGACTGGCAACATTCGACGCCAACCAGCTTTCTCAGTATCGCCGCGGTAGCTGCCGTTACTGCTGGGGCTTCGGTCATCAGTATCAATGGCGCGATGCCGTAGAGTACGAAGAGAAACGCCTCGAAGCTCTTGAGCGTAAACGTCGGGAACCTCTGGATGATGGGGGATACGGCTACGACCACACCAGCGCACCTAACCCGGAATGTCCTCGCTGCAATGGGGATGGTATCGGCCAGCCTTTCTTCGCTGATACGCGCAAGCTGGCGCCTGATGCTGCGCTTGCCTATTCCGGTGTGAAGCTTGGGAAGAATGGCGTGGAGATTACCGCTATTAGCCGTGAGCGAATGTACGAGGCGGTGATGAAACGTCTCGGCCTGGCTGATAGCGAGTTCGCCCAGCGTCTGCAGCTGATTGAAATTGAGCGCCGGCAGCTGGAGGTTGAAAAATTACGCAAAGAGCTGGCCACTGATCCGGAGGATGACGAACCAACGCCAGTTGCAATCAATATCAACGTAGTCGATGCACGAGTGAGGGAAGAGGATGGCGATAGCACCGACGCTTAACATCCCTCAGGCCAAATTCCTTGCGATGCAGTACAAGTTTAAGGCCTACGTCGCCGGCTTCGGTTCTGGCAAGACGTGGGTCGGCTGCGGTGGTATCTGCAAAGGGATGTGGGAACACCCCAAAATCAACCAGGGTTACTTTGCGCCAACGTATCCGCAGATCCGTGACATCTTTTATCCCACTGTTGAGGAGGTGGCCCACGACTGGGGGCTGAATGTCAAAATCAACGAGGGAAACAAAGAGGTTCACTTCTACGCCGGGCGCCAGTACCGAGGAACGACGATTTGCCGCTCGATGGAGAAACCGCAAACCATCGTTGGTTTTAAAATCGGTAATGCGCTGATTGATGAGCTGGACGTAATGCCCGCCAAAAAGGCGCAGTTAGCCTGGCGAAAAATCATTGCTCGTATGCGTTACAACGTGGCCGGTCTTCGTAACGGGATCGACGTCACCACGACGCCGGAAGGGTTTAAATTCGTTTATCAGCAGTTCGCAAAGGCTGTACGCGATAAGCCTTCGCTCTCAACGCTCTACGGCCTGGTGCAGGCCTCGACGTTCGACAACGAAAAGAATCTGCCGCCGGACTATATCCCGTCGCTGATGGAGTCATACCCGCCGGAGCTGATCAAGGCTTATCTCCGTGGCCAGTTCACCAACCTTACCAGCGGGACGATTTACCATCAGTTTGACCGTAAGCTGAATAACTGTCGGGAGGAAGAGCAACCAGGTGAGCCGCTGTATATCGGTATGGATTTCAACGTCGGGAAGATGGCCGGGGTTGTTCATGTATTACGTCTGGGGCTTCCGTTTGCGGTTAATGAAATCGTGAAGGCTTACGACACCCCTGACATGATCCGCATCATAAAAGAACGGTTCTGGCTGTACGACGGCAACGATTATCGCAAGGTGCGGGAAATCTATATTTACCCGGACGCTTCCGGCGATTCCCGCAAATCCAGCAATGCCAGCGCCACGGATATCGCTCAGCTTAAGCAGGCTGGCTTCAATGTGGTTGTTAATGCATCAAACCCGCCAGTGAAAGACCGCATCAACGCGATGAATGCCATGTTCTGTAATGGTAACGGTGAACGTCGCTACAAAGTGAATGTAAAGCGGTGCCCGGTGTACACCGAATCGCTTGAGCAACAGGTTTGGGGCGAAAACGGTGAGCCGGATAAAACGGCGGATAACGATCACCCCAACGATGCCGGTGGGTATTTCATTGTGAAGCAATTCCCGATTATCAAACCGACTGGAAAAGTCACCCAACTGCGGATGTAAAACCATGCCTGATATTTCAACGCCCAACCTCGACTATAACGACATGGTTGAGGCATGGGATATTAATGATGCGCTGATGGGCGGCACGCTGGAAATGCGCCGGCAGGGCAAGAAGTATCTCCCGAAATGGCCGAACGAAGATCCTGAAAGTTATAAGGAGCGTTTGGCTTCGGCAACGTTACTACCTGCCTATGAAGAGGCCATTAAACAAAACATCGGGCGAGTGTTTGCTGAGCCGACGGTATTGAGTGAGGATTCTCCTGAACAAATACGGGAGCTGTCGCCAGATATTGATATGGAAGGAAACCGGCTCGATGTCTGGGCGCAGCAATTTTTCAGCATCGGATTCCAGTATGGTCTGGTACATGCGCTGGTGGATTTCCCGAAAATTGACCGGGAGGCAGTAAAAACTAAAGCCGACGAAAAAGCCGCGGGATCCCGCCCGTATGCCACGATGTTAAATCCTCGCCAGGTCATCGGCTGGAAATCGAAAGTGGTTAAAGGGAAAGTAGTGTTGACCGATCTGCGTATCAGAGAGGTCATCATTATTGATGGCGACGATTACGGGCAAACGAAAGTTGAGCAAATACGCCATATCATGCCGGGCAAGGTTGAAATTTATCGCCGAAATAAAGGTGATAACGGCGAAAGCCAGTGGCAGATTCACGACGAGTGGGAAACCAGTCGCGATGACATTCCCCTGGTGACGCTTTACACGAAACGCACAGGCTTTATGCGCGGTTCACCGCCACTGCTTAATCTCGCCTTACTGAATATCAAGCACTGGCAGAGTCAGAGTGAACAGGACAACATTCTTCATGTCGCTCGCGTGCCGTTGCTGGTGGCTTACGGTCTGGCTGATGGCGAAACGTTGACGATAGGTTCTTCCTCTGCGACTCGTTTCGATGACCGCCAGCGGCAGGGACTGGAATATGTCGAGCATACCGGGGCTGCGATTGAAGCCGGTAAGATTTCCCTTGAGGATCTGGAAAACCAGATGCGTCAGGCCGGCGCAAAACTGCTGCGAGCGGAAAACACATCGACTAAATCCTTAGACCAGACTCACGAGGAGCGGATGCAGGAGAATTCACCTCTCTACACCATGGCAAGCTCGCTTGAGGATGCGCTCGATAATATCCTGCAGATTATGGCGGAATGGCTGGGCGAGAAAGAAGGCGGCAATGTTGATGTACGCACCGAACTGGATGTTTCAGCCCAGACGTTTGATGCCGCAGCTGCAACAGCTGTTCAGTCGCTCCGTCAGGGTGGTGATATACGTCAGGTCGATGCTGTACGCGTATTGCAGGCTCTGAAATTTATCGATCCGGATGCGAAGCCCGAAGAGGTAATCGACGAGCTGCGAAATCAGCAGGTCACGCTGGCTGGCGGACTGAGTAACCCGGGTGGTGCAAATGGCAACGGCGAATGACAAGCTTCAGGATGAATCGATAGCGCATGCGATATGGATAGCGCGGTACAGCACCAGCGTTGCAAACAGGATGATAAAAATCCTGAATGACAGTGATGCGGAACTGATAGCCAGATTGCTGGTGGCGATGGATAGCCTGGAAGCTGACAGCTTTACCGTGTCGCGACTGGAAGCGCTGCTCGTAAATGTCAGAGCTCTCAATCGCGAGGCTGTGCAGTCAATGTACGCGGGACTATCTGATGAGCTGCAGCAACTCGCTCAGCACGAAGTAGGCTTTCAGCTGAGCCTGTTCCAGTTTGCGATTCCTGATGATGTTCTTTCGCTTCACCCGCTGGTGGGCATTTCCCCGGATGCCGTTTACGCAGCTGCGATGGCACAGCCGTTTCAGGGGCGCCTGCTTTCGGAGTGGGCAGATAACCTTGAAGCTGACAGGATGGCAAGAATTTCCAATACAGTGCGGCAGGGTTTTCTCCTGGGCGATACGAATGAGCAAATCGCCAGAAAGGTCCGTGGTCATGCTAACCGTGGCTATCAGGATGGAGCGCTGCAGATGAGCCGAACCAATGCCGGCAGTATTGCAAAAACGGCCGTGGGGCATCTTGCTTCGACCGCCAGGAAAAGCTTTGCAGATGCGAACGATGACATTTTGAAGGGTAAGCAGTGGTTATCCACTTTGGATAACCGTACATCAAAAGACTGTCGGATTCGCGACCGCCTCAAATACACACTGGATAACAAGCCGATCGGCCATAAGGTGCCGTATCTGCAGGGACCCGGGAAAATCCATTTCTGCTGTCGCAGCGTCGAAACCTACATCCTGAAATCGTCTGATGAGCTGGGTATTGCTGTTGGGCAAATATCAGATAGCTCACGTGCCAGCATGGACGGGCAGGTGCCTTCGGATACCGATTATCAGGGCTGGTTCTCGCGCCAGTCGTTCACGCGACAGTCCCAGATCGTTGGCGTAACCCGGGCCCGGCTGATTCGTGACGGCGGCATGTCGCCCGATGACTTCTACAACGACAAGGGCGAATGGCTGACTGTGGAGCAACTTCGTAACCTGGATGCTCAGGCGTTCAGCAACGCCAGACTTTAAAACTTTTTAAGTCTTCAATCAGGCTGCCTCCGGGCGGCCTTTTTTATGGCCGTGATCCGGATGGTGAGCGGTGCAACGGTCGGATGACCACCGAAAAGGTAACCACATGAAACTGAAAACAGTCGAAGTTAACGGCAAAAGCTATGCAGAAGTCGATTCCAGCGGTTTACCCGTCTACGTCCACGATGACGGCCAGGAAGTTGGTTTTGATGCTGTGCAGGCCGTTGGGAAAATCTCCTCTCTGAATGGCGAGGCAAAATCTCATCGTGAAGCCAAAGAAGCTGCTGAAGCCGGTCTGGCTAAGTTTGCCAAAATCGGCGATCCGGCAAAGGCGCTCGAAGCGCTGGAGATGATGACTAAAATCGACCAGAAAAAACTGATCGACGCAGGCGCCGTTGATCAGGTTAAAGCGGATATCACCAAATCATTCCAGGCCCAGCTTGATGAAGCTACTCAGCGTGCGACGACCCTTGAAGGCCAGCTTTATCAGGAAATGATCGGCGGCCGGTTCTCTGGCTCGAAATTCATCGCAGATAAAGTAGCAATTCCGGCAGATCTGCTTCAGGCGCGGTTCGGTCAGTCCTTCAAAGTCGAGGACGGCAAAGTCGTTGCCTATGATGGCTCTGGCAACAAAATTTACTCCCGCTCGAAGCCGGGCGAACTGGCGGCCTTTGATGAGGCGCTGGAGTTCCTGGTGGAGCAGTACCCACAGAAAGACCACATTCTGAAGGCCAGCGGCAACCAGGGAGGCGGCTCTCGCCAGTCTCAGCATTCACTCGGGCAGAAAACGATGAAACGCGATGCGTTTACCAGTTTGAGTCCGACAGATCAGCAATCAACTCTCAAAGACGGTATCACCATCGTCGATTAATTTTTTGCCAGCCGCCGGATGGCTGCTGGTGCCGGAGCTGGATAGCTCAACCAACCCTATATTTTAATCTCCAAGGAATCTATACACATGGCTAATACGCTTACCGGGTTGATCCCGACTATCTTCACGGCTCTGGATACCGTATCTCGCGAACAGGTCGGTTTTATCCCGGCTGTATCGCGCAATGCTAAAGCTGATGCGGCGGCGAAGGACCAGACTGTTACTGCGCCGGTTGCGCCACCGGCAACCACTGTTGATATTACCCCGGGGGCTACTGCGCCAAATGACGGCGACCAGACGATCGGAACCGTTGATGTCAAAATCACCAAATCCAAAATGGCCCCGGTCAAATGGAACGGTGAAGAACAACTAGCGCTGGGGCCCGCAGGGACATACAACACCATCCTGGCGGATCAGTTCAAGCAAGCGTTCCGTGCGCTGGCTAATGAGATGGATGCAGATCTTGCGGCTTTGTATTTCGCTTCCTCCCGCGCTGTCGGTACGGCTGGTACTGCTCCATTCGGGATTGCGGGCGATCTGTCAGATGCGGCAAATGCGCGCCAGGTATTGTCCGATAACGGCTCCCCGACTACCGATTTGCAGATGGTTCTTGGTTCCTCTGCGATTGCTAACCTCCGTGGTAAACAGTCAGTTCTGTTCAAGGTGAACGAGTCTGGTACCGATGCGCTGCTGCGTGAAGGTATCGTGGGCCGTCTGGAGGGATTCAACATCCACGAATCTGCACACGTCAAAAAACGTGCAGCATCGGCTGCCGCTGATTATCTGGTAAATGGTGCAAAATCGGAGGGTGATATCCTGATCGCGATTGATACCGGCACGGGTTCTTTCACGGCTGGTGATATTGTGACGTTTGATGGTGACAGCAACAAATACCTCGTTGCTGCAGCTACTGCTACCACTATTACCCTGGCGGCACCGGGCTTGCGTCAGGCGCTGGTGGATAACACCGCGATTACTACCGTAGGTGGGTATACCGCAAACATGGCATTCGACCGTAACGCGTTCCTGCTGGCTGCGCGTACCCCGGCAATGCCGCAGGGCGGTGATACTGCGGATGACGTCATGAACGTTACTGACCCGGTGTCAGGCATCACTTATCAGGTTGCTCTGTACCGCCAGTATCGCCAGGTGCGTTACGAAGTCGGTTTGTCCTGGGGCGTAGCAGCAGTTAAGTCGGCGCACTCAGCGTTGTTGCTGGGCTGATAAACAGGGGCTTCGGCCCCTTTTTTTAGTGGAGGGCTAATGGCCGGATTAACAAAAGAGCAGCGCGCCCAACGAGCTGCTGAGCAAACTGCGTCTACGCAGGCGGATAACAACGAACCCGTATCGACCACATCGCAGCTGGTGGCGATGGTTACCGATTCCCCGGCATTCCCGGGTGCGCCCAATACCGCCAACGTTCACCCTGATGAAGTGGAGAACTGGAAGGCGCACGGCTGGAAAGAAATGGAGTGATGCATGATCACTTTCATCACCGTTGAAGACGTCAATTCGATTCTCGGTGCCACCTGGACAGATGAAAGCAAAAAAGCCAAATCTGTGCTGATGGCTAATACCTGGATGAATGGACTTAACCTGAAACTGCCGTGCAATAAGGCAACTTACGAAACCATTATTCCTGACGATGTGAAACAGGCTGGCGCCTATGCGGCGCTGTCGGCGGCAAATGGCGGGCTGTATCAGCAGAAAACTGATTCGGGGGTATTGCTGAGTAAGACGGTTGACGCTGACGACGTTTCTGTTTCAAAGACCTTCGCAGAACTCGCTACCAACAGCTCTGCATTGCTTGAATCTGACCTGCAGCTGGCGCTGGCCATGCTTAAGCCCTATGGCGTTAGTCAGTCACAGGTGCGGCTGGTGAGGGGGTGATATGGGCATTCGTGACGAGTTGCAGACCGAGGTCGCAGCAGCATTCGATACCGATCTGCAGGATGCGGTTAAGGATTTCACTGGGTCATACACCGTTCGAGGTGCCTGGGACCCGGTGACGGAAACCGGCACTGAAACGCAGGTGACTTACTCGGGGCGTGGAGTGCTGGCGCGCTATAAACTGCGCCGTATCGATGGCGCTAACATTCTGCATGGTGATGTGAAGCTAACCGCCCTGGTTAACGAGGTGACTGATAAGCCGGCCGTCGGGCATATCATCACCGCACCGGATCCGATTACGGGTGAGCTTCAGCGTTACGACATCATAACCGCTTCTGCCGACTCTGCTGGCGCTGCGTACTCCATTCAACTGCGGAGGGCGTGATATGGCTAAGGGCTGGAACATTGACCCGGCGGCATTCGCCGGGCTGATGGAGGACGATGTGAGGTTACGGCAGAGAACCATCGCCATTCAGCTGCTGAATGAAATTGTCCAGCGATCGCCTGTAGGTAACCCGGAGTTATGGGCTATCAACGCCAATGCGGTTCAGTACAACAAAGCGGTAGGTGAGTGGAACGAATCTCTATATGCCGATCCTGCCAACCTGACAAAGACTGGCCGTCTCAGAAAGAAAGTCCGTGTTAACGATGGCATGGATATCAGGCGTCCGGCTGAGTATCGAGCAGGAACCTTCAGGGCATCGCATTTTGTCAGCATCGGCGAACCGGATCATTCAATACCATCCGAGCCTGACCCACGGGGAACGATGACATTCCTCAACGGCAAAAACATCATCAACCAGGCGCCGGCCTACTCGGTGATTTACATTCAGTCAAACCTCCCTTACTCCGTACCGCTGGAGAATGGCCACTCTACGCAAGCGCCGACAGGCGTCTATGCCGTCTCATTTAATGGTGTAATTCAGGCCTACAAATGACCCTCACAGAAATAAGAAGCGTTGTCATCAGACGAATGACGACGCAGACCGCTATTGCCCAGGATGCGGTGGACTACCCAAACGGTCCTGTATTCGATCCCAGCGGTCGAAAAATCTGGGCGCGTCTTACTGACATCCCCGGACAAGCAGGTGCTAACGAAATTGGAGCGGGGCCGACTGTCCACCGAACAGGGGTTCTCATCATCCAGCTTTTCGTCCCTGTTGGTTCAGGCACTCTGCAGCTGACTCAGGCCGCCGACAAATTAACGCAACTCTTCGAGTTTCAGGACGACGGAGCGCTGAGTTATTTCGCCGTATCCGCCATCCCGGCAGGTGAAACCGATGGCTGGTCTCAGCTCAATCTTCAAATCCCTTATCGCGCTCTGTAGCGCACAATCAACAGGAGGCTCCTGTGAGTTCAGGCGCAAAAGTAGTAACCGCGTTTATTCGCGAAACCACACCGGGAGAGACACCCTCTGCTGGTATCTGGAACCTGTTACGCCGTTCGTCGTTCGGGCTGATGCCAACGCAGAACACCAACGATAACGATGAAATCGGCGGTGACCGTATGGCGCAGGGCGTTTCCCGTGGCACGATTGATGTCGGCGGTGATGTCGGCACCAAATTTCGCTGGAATCAGCATGATGATTTTCTGGCGAGCTGTTTCGGAGCGGATTGGCTCGATAATGTGCTGACGATGGGCAACAAGCGCATTACTTTTTCAGTTTCTTCATACGCTGATGATGTAGGGATCGCACAGATTGCCCGCGGTTGCCAGGTTGCCACTTTCCAGATTGAAATCCCGAATGATGGCGACATCACTGCGGCCATTACCTTCGCCGGGCTAGACTGGGAAACCAAAGCCGACGATACCAGCTATTTCACTAACCCGGTGGATGGTGCTGGCGCGCTGCGCTATTCGTTTAAGGAAGTGACAGGCCTGAGTCTGAACGGGGTGGCGGGTGGTGCTGGCTTCTGTGTGGATACGTTTAATATCCAGTTTGATAACAACATGCAGACTCAGCGTTGTATCGGTACCGGCTCAGCATTTGCTGGCGCAAACATTCCGACGACCTTTACACCGTCAGGCCAGATCACGCTGTCATGGTCCAAGGCAGCCTGGGAGATTTATAAAAAAACCTTCACCGGCGAAACGGTGCCGTTTACCTTCACGCTGGAGAACGCCGAAGGCGCTTATACCTTCAGCTTCCCTGAAGTGCAGATATCTGGCGACTGGCCGGACGCCGGGAATACTGACATCGTACAGGTTCAGCTTGATATCACGGCCGCCAATACGCCGCCAACGATTACCCGCGCGCCAAAAGTACCGGCGACGGCAATCAGTGTTGCGCCAGCCACTTCAAATGGCGCTGTCGGCTCTACGGTGACATTAACCGCCACGCTTACGCCTGCTGATTCAACAGGTATCGTCCAGTGGACGTCATCTGATCCTGCGATTGCCAGCGTAGTTTCTACCGGGCAAAAAACGGCGAAAGTGACCCGCAATGCTGCCGGGAACGCCACGATCACCGGGAAGGCTCGCACCTTTACGGCAACGTCTGAAATCACTGTCACCGCACCTTAATTTCCCTGACCCGTTCCGCAGAACATCGCGGTTCGGGCTTTTTATGGAGTCTGTATGCTGATTATTTCTTCTCAACTTGATCTGAGTGGCGAGCGTTGGTTTTTCCCTTTTAAAAAGCCTGATGGCCGTAAAAAGAAATACACACCGGAAGAAGAAGCACTGTTTAAACTCCGCCTGCTGGTGGCCAGCAGCGAGAATCCACAGTACCGCTCACGTAATGCGCTGGTGCGGCGCCATATCGACAAAATGGACGCGAACTATCAGGTCGGTACCGACGCTTTCGATCTCGCCAGCGTGGGTGACATTGACTCAATTGATGACCTGCTCATCGATAACTGCGCGCGCTTCCTTTTGAAAGATTGGGAGGGAGTAGGTGAGCTGGTGGATGGTATTGAGAAGGCTGTAACGTATACGCCAGAACTTGGCGTCGCGTTACTGAAGCAGAACCCCGCGTTGTATTGGCTGATTCTGGCAGAGGCTGCGAACATAGCTCAGGGTAAGGAGCAGCAGACTCAGGAAACCGTAAAAAAGCCCTAGAGGCGCAGGCGTGGCTAAAGGAGTTCGGGGGCGAAAGGGGAGATAAGGCTAAATGGCGTCGGGAGCAATTGAACCTTCCGCCGATTCCTGAGCCAGAAATTGATGCAGTAACAGGGGAGATCCTCAATGCCTATGCCATGATATCGCGCAGCAGGAAATACGCTGGCATGGCCGGAGTACCGCTCCCATTATCCCTGAATGATATTGAGCTATATCTGGCATCGCGCACGATCCTGATTGACCGCACCGAGTTTGACGCCGCTATCCTGGCGCTCGACGATGTGTGGCGTGATGAGTGGGCCGAAGAGCAGAAAAGACAAGAAAAAGTGAAGTAGTCATATCATTGTCTGCTCATATCCATGTGTTAGGATGTTTCCGATTGTAATCATAGGAAGCATAAAATGAAGAAACTAATGATGGTAATAGCTGGGATGTTTGTTATTTCTGGATGCGCTACTAAGCAGTATCCGCAAGCTCCATCCGTTACGAGCGAAGAGTCTGCTGCGTTAGATTGTGCGGCAATTAAGCAGGAGATAGCTAAAACTCACAGTATACAGAACGAAATCGAAACTACAGGTCAGTTCGATGGGCGTACCGTATTGGGAGCTTTGGGAGATTTCGGTATCGGTAATGGTATGGCCAAAAGTGAAGCGCGTAAAAAGGCGCAGGCACGTCTTCAGCAGCTTGAATCTCTTAAAACAGTTAAGTGTTCAGATAGCAAAGTCTCAGGTTAATTCTGGCTGCCATTGTCTCTGTTTCAATAATCGCAACAATTATCATATATCGACAGTAATTGTTTATTAAAAATCTAACCTCGCCCCGGCGGGGTTTTTTATTGCCCGGAGATCGCTAAATGACAGAACAAACCTCCCGCCTTGCCATTGTTATTGATAGCTCTGGGGCAGAAAAACAGGCTGACAGCCTTGCAGTTGCGCTTGATAAGATGACTCAGTCTGGTGATAAAGCCGTAACCAGCATGTTCAAAGTGACAAAAGCAACTGACGAGGAAAAAGACGCTCTCAATAAATTGCGAGCAGTCATTGATCCGGTTGGTGCTGCTATTGATACCGTTGGCCGCCGCTTTACTGAGCTGAAAAAATACTTCGACAAGGGGCTAATTGACGAGGAAGAGTTTCGCTCTCTCTCCAAAATGCTGAATGATACGACCGATGAGTTAAGCGGCGTTGCACAAGCTCAACGAGAAGCAGAAAAGGCCAGCAAATTAGCTGCTGCTCAGCAGGAGGCGCAGGCTGATGCATTCCAAAGAATGCTCGATAAAATCGACCCTCTGGCAGCTGCGCTTCGCAATCTTGAACAACAGCAAAGTGAACTCAACACGGCCTTTAAATCGGGGGCAATTAATACTTCTCAATATGATGCCTACAGCAAAAAACTACAGGATACTCGCCGAGAAGTAACCGGCGAAGCACAAGCCGAGCGCGAAGCTGCAAAAGCACATGATGAACAGGTAAATGCACTGCGTCGCCTTGAGGCTCAAATAGATCCCGTAGGTGAAGCATTCCGCCGCCTGAACGAGCAACAGCGGCAGCTTGATACAGCTAAAACATCCGGGATGCTGTCGCCCCTGGCTTACGATCGCCTCAACAGCAAACTTGCAGAATCCCGCGATGCCCTGGAGAAAACCCAGGCGCAATTGGGTAAAACAGGCCAGTCTGCAGCTCAGACTGCCAATGCTATGCGCATGATCCCCGCTCAGATGACGGATATCGTAGTCGGACTTTCTACAGGCCAATCCCCTTTTATGGTGCTTATGCAGCAGGGTGGGCAGTTAAAAGATATGTTTGGCGGTATTGGGCCAGCTATTAAGGGAGTTGGTACCTATGTTATGGGGTTGGTTAACCCTTTTACGATTACTGCCGCAGCTGTTGGTGTTCTTGGTCTTGCTTACTATAAAGGCGCTCAAGAGCAGGACGAGTTTTATAAATCCCTCGTATTAACTGGTAATCAGGTAGGGAAAACATCCGGTCAACTTGCTGATATGGCTGCTCGTGCAGGAGCTGTTGCTGATTCAACCACCGGGAAAGCTGCTTCAACGTTAAATCAGTTAGTTTCATCTGGAAAAGTCGCAGGCGATTCACTGGAGCGTGTAACAACTGCAGTCATAAAAATCAGTGATGCGACAGGAATAGCCACTGAAAAACTTGTGAGTGACTTCAACGATATTGCAGCTGATCCGGTTGCGGCCATTACTAAACTAAACGACCAATACCATTTTTTAACTCTGGCAACCTACAACCAGATTAAGGCCTTGCAGGATGAAGGGAATCAGCAAGAGGCGGCACGCGTAGCGACCGATGCGTACGCCAATACCATGCAGCAGCGTGCAAATGATATTCATCAGAATCTAGGCCTTCTTGAAAGCGCCTGGGACTCGCTGGGGAAAGCAGCTAAAGGTGCATGGGATGCGATGCTCAACATTGGGCGCGAGCAGACCCTACAAGACAAGTTAAGTACCTTAAATGAAAACATTGCCGAGGCGCAGAAAGGTCAGGCGGAAGGAGGTTTTTGGAACGGGTTAAATGCTCGGTTTAGTAACCTTCCGGAGATGCTCAAACAACGGGATGCTATTCAGTCGCAAATTACAGCGGAAGATACGCTAAATGATATTTTGTCAGATCATGACAAAGCAGAACAAAAGCGCATTAAAACTCAGCAGGAAGCGGATCGAGTTAACCTTCAATACTTGAGCAATGCTGATAAGCGAAATAAAGCTATTAAGCAGCAGAGTGAGTTCTTGAAGGCTGGCGCTATCACGGCAGACCAGTACGCTAAAAATGTTTCTCGTATTAACGAGATGTATAAAGATCCAAAAGCACCAAAGATCGCGAAGACGCCTCAAGGAAAAGCCTACGCAGAGGACGCAGCAACTCGGCTTCTTGACCAGATTCACCAGCAGACTGCCGCGATGCAGTCCCAGTTGGATGCCAGCGATAAACTTAATAGCGCTACGCAGGCACGGGTTAAGTTCGAACAGCAGATCGCTGACCTCAAATCTAAAACGCAACTAACCGCCGACCAGAAGTCGATTCTTTCCCGTTCTGACGAAATATTGCAGGCCTATAAGCAGCAGGAGGCTTTGCAGAGTTCAGTTAAAACGCTGGATGACTACCGGAAAATGCAGGAGCAAATTGCACCAAAGGAATTGCGCCAAAATGAGACGTTGCAAAAACGCCTCGAAATTCTTCAGAAGATGGTTGAGCTGAAGAAACTGACGCCGGAGGCTGCAGGGAAGCAGGCGAGCGACCTGATTGGTAAATCAGTGCTGCCTGATTCCGTTATATCAGGTGTGAACAAGGCCGGTGGTACGCTGACGTCTGGAGCAACCAATAGTGACCTGTCAGGGCAGGGATTGAACATGATAGGGCTGCAAATAGATCCGCAGCTTGAGGTTATCGAAAAGCTGAAGCAAGCCCAGACTGATTATGCTTCCTGGCTGAACCAGCAGCAGCAGGCGATCACACAAAGTACTTTACTGAATGAGCAGCAGAAGCAGCAGCAATTGCTGGCTCTCCAACAGCAAGGACAACAGAACCAGCAAGCACTAAGCACCGCAGTATATGCCGCACAGACGCAATCAGCGCAAAATTCTTTCTCCAGTATCACCGATTCGATGGGGGCGATGTTCGGCGAGCAATCCGTGATGTATAAAGCGGCATTTGTTACGCAGAAAGCTTTTGCACTTGCTCAGGCAGCTGTTCAATTGCCAATGGCAATGGCGCAGGCGCTTTCAAGCCAGCCATTCCCATACAACTTAGCAGCAATGGCTACTGTTGCAGGCCTCATGGCTACAATAACGTCCAGCATCTCCAGTGCTGCCGCCGTCGGCTTTGCTTCTGGTGGATATACTGGCTCAGGCGGAAAGTATCAGCCAGCGGGTATTGTTCATAAAGGGGAGTACGTTTTCGACCAGGAGTCTACAAATCGAATCGGCGTGTCACAACTTGAGGCGTTACGGAACGGCAAGCCACTTGATGCCACATTGGGGCGTTCGGGGTTTGGGACTGGCGTTCAGAACGTTAGCAACAGCCAGCAAACGACCATCATCCGCCCCACAGTCACGGTTCCTCCAATAACCATCAATGGAAATCCTTCTGACGCGACTGTGCTGCTTGTACAGCAGGCTACTCGTGAAGGAGCAAAACAAGGTTACCAGCAGGTTGCTAACGATCTGGCAAAAGGGGTTGGCCAAGTGCACAAGGCATTAACTGGGGGGTATAACACTGGACGGAGAACAGGGTAATGGCTGAAATATTTTATCCGCATGACTATCTCCCTATGCCTTTACAAGAAGGCTATGGATTCCAGCCAGTCAGCCCTTTGAAACGAACTCAACTCACCACAGGCCGGGCGAGACAACGCAGGGCGTATACCTCGACTCCCACGGAAGCGACTGTATCCTGGTTTATGGAGAGCGATGTTCAGGGGCTAACGTTTGAATCGTGGTACCGCGATGCGCTCTCTGATGGTGCGGCCTGGTTCATGATGAAGTTGCAAACCCCCGCAGGCATAAAATTCTACAAATGTCGTTTTACGGATATCTATCAGGGGCCAGTACTGGTGGCTCCTATCTACTGGCGGTATTCGGCGACGCTGGAGTTATGGGAGCGTCCACTATTGCCTCCGCCGTGGGGTAACTACCCCGAGTGGATCGCAGGTAGTTCGCTGCTTGATATCGCATTAAACAGGGAGTGGCCAAAGCATGACGGTGCTTAACCGGCTTTATGCCAGTAGCGGATCGGAAGTCATCATTGAAACGCTGCAAATCAATATCGGTTCGACGGTGCATTATTTCTGCAAGGGCTACGACGATATTACAGCGACGACCGAAAATGGTGCTGTTATAACCTTTTCAGCCGCAGCTATCGATATCGCCATCCCGGCCAGAAACAGCGACGGTACACAGGATTTGCAGTTCGCTATCAGCAACATAAACGGAGAGGTGAGTACGGCTATTCGTGATGCGCTGGCCAGCCTGACAAACGCCTCTCTGACTTACAGGCAATATGTCTCTACAGATTTGAATGCCCCGGCTTCTGTGCCGTATACGCTCGCTATCAAATCGGGCTCCTGGACGGCGCTGCAGTCGCAAATTACCGCTGGCTATATGAACGTTCTCGATACCGCCTGGCCGAGATTCCGTTACACCCTTAATGAGTATCCCGGCCTCCGTTACATGAGTTGAGGTTTCCCCATGTTTGAACCTGATAAATACCTTTCGGTCACCTGGCTGAAGGGCGGCAGAGTGTATCCGCAGCTCGACTGCTTTGGCATCGTAAATGAGATACGACGCGACCTTGGATTACCCGAATGGCCAGACTTTGCAGGTGTGACCAAAGATGGCGGCGGCCTTGATAAAGAAGCCAGAAAACTGATGTTGAAGCTTGAGCGTTGTGAACCATGCGTCGGCGCTGGCGTGGCGTGTTATTCGGGAACAATGGTCACCCATGTGGGGATTGTTGTTGAGCTGAACGGGTTGCTGCAGGTAGCGGAATGTAACCCCGGCTCGAACGTTTCTTTTATGCCGGTCTGGAAATTTAAACGGCGATTTATCAAGGTGGAATTCTGGCGATGACGATCAGTATTTATCCCTCCCGGTTACCTGGCGGACCACTTGAAAGCCATCAGCATGCGCGCATAACCCTGCATGAGTGGATGCAGAGGAATGTCGAAAATTATGATCCCGGGCTGCCACAGCCAATCAGCGTTGAGATTGATGGTGTGCCCGTAGCATCAGAGGAATGGCCGCGGTGCGAACTGTTACCAGATACTGACGTGAAGATTTACCCCGTCCCTTACGCGACAGGCTTTGCCATTGCCGCCCTGGTTGTAGCGGTAGCCGCTGCAGCTTATTCCATCTACATGATGAATAACCTCGATACGGGGGCCTACGATTCATCTACGGGTAAGTCTCTGGACTTAAATCCGGCAAAAGCGAACACGGCAAAACTTGGCGATCCTATCCGGGAATTGTTCGGGCGTGTGCGGGTTTATCCGGATTATGTTGTTCAGCCGGTCAGTCGTTTTAACCCTGATGACCCAACCAGAATGACAGTTGAGATGTTGATCTGCGTGAGTCGTGGAAATGTGGCATTTGCCAACGGCGATATCAGGATTGGTTCGACGCCTATTTCCGCCCTGGGTGATTCATTCTCCTGGACACTCTATCCGCCGGGAGCGGATGTTTCCGGCGATCGCCGCAGTGAAAACTGGTTCAACTCTACCGAGGTGGGCGGAACGTCCAGCGGCAGCGGCCTTGATATGGCGCAGACGGCACCGGATTCATCCGATATTACCGCCGACAGCATGACCGTTTCGGGAGCGTCGGTTTCGTTCACCGGGCTGAGTGATGATGATGGCGATGATTCTCTGCCTGAGTCCTGGGTGGAAGGTGCGCTGGTGACTATCATCGCGCCGACCAACTACCTGATCTCATCTTCATCGGGTTACAGCGTCCTGTTCAGTGATACGCTGACTGAGATTAACCCCTATGCCGGCATGCCCGTTACACTGGAAATTAACGGGGCAGAATATGATCTCTTCATCGCTACGTTCACGACAAAGCAGGATGCTGTTCCGGGTGTGGGGGGATCGGCAGCTTCATTGCGCGGCAGTGCAGCCCCAACAACCTATGATTTTTCGACCAGTAGCCAGACGTTTACCCTGACCTGGCAGGCGACTACTTATACCGTTTCGCTGATCGCTAACTACGGCAATATGTCTGGACTGCTGGCGGCAATCAATGAAGCGATCGCCGGGTCGAACCTGGTCGCTCAGGATGATGGCGGGGTAGTTCGCATCGTTGAGAAGTCCAGTCCGTGGCTGGGCGGAAGTATTACCGCCTCATCACTTCCGGTTTCCGTATTTGGGGACAGCCCGGTATTCACCGATGGGACCGCATCCAGCGGCGGCAGTCCGGCAATAACCGCCAATGTCACCCTTGCTTATGGCAGTGGAAGCGGCGCGGCATTTTCCGGCATTCCTGAAGGGGGGCAGCGGTTGTCACTTGCGCATCGGGGTAATGAATATCGCATTGCATCCGCAGACGGCACGACAGCGACAGTACAGCGAATGGTTAACGGAACCGTTGATAATACCTGGCCAGGTTACTCACCCAGGACGATGATTGATTACCAGGCGACCGGGATTAACGATAACAATAGCTGGATGGGCCCGTTTCTCGCCTGTCCGGATAATGAGGTGGTAAATGCATTTGAAGTGAATTTTTCATTCCCTTCCGGCATTTGCGGTTTCGGAAAGTCCGGTGGCAAGAATTACCGTAATGTTGATTATGAAATTCAGTACCGCGTATATGGTTCTGGTTCTGGCTGGGTGAGCAAAACCGGACAGTACCGGATGAAGAACATTAACGCTCTTGGGTTTACGGAAAGAGTAGAGCTCAACTCGCCGGGATTGGTTGAGGTTCGCTGCCGGCGGCGTAATGAGCAGGGAAGTAAAAACTCCAGGGACTCTATGTACTGGCAGGCGCTGCGCGGCAGGTTACTGACACGCCCTGCATCATATGCCGGTGTATCGTTAATGGCCGTGACGGTGGAATCTGGCGGCAAACTGGCGGCGCAGTCTGATCGGCGCGTTAACGTTGTGGCCACGCGTATTTATGATACCGGCGCTCCGCGGCGAATCTCCAGCGCGCTGTTTCATGTCGGTAATTCTCTCGGGCTGGCGATGGACACTGAGGCTATAAATACCCTTGAGGCAACCTACTGGACCCCGAAAAATGAGTATTTCGACTTCGCGACAGGCGACAGTGTCTCCGCACTGGAAATGCTGCAGAAGATCACCACGGCGGGGAAATCGTACTTCCTGCTGAGTGACGGGCTCGCATCTGTAGGCAGGGAAGGGATTAAGAATTGGTCCGGCATTATCAGCCCGCATGAAATGACTGAAGAGTTACAGACAACCTTCTCGGCGCCGTCCGCCGATGATTACGATGGTGTGGACGTGACCTATATCAATGGCACGACGTGGTCAGAAGAAACGGTGCAATGCCGGACTCCGGATAACCCCACACCGAGGAAAATTGAGAGTTATACCCTCGATGGGGTGCTTGACCCGAACCGCGCCTATCAAATCGGCATGCGCCGCCTGATGAAATACCTCTATCAGCGGCTGGGCCATAACACGACAACAGAACTGGATGCGCTGGTCTATCAGTATGGCGATCGAATTCTGCTGACGGATGACATTCCGGGAAATAAAACGGTAAGTAGCCTGGTTATGGATATGGCCACATCTGGCGGTCAAACGGTATTTACCGTCTCCGAGCCGCTGGACTGGTCCTTTGAAAACCCGCGCGCAATTCTGCGTTACCAGGATGGTTCTGCCTCCGGGCTGCTGGTGGCCACCTTTGTCGGGGATTATCAGTTGTCCGTTCCGTGGCAGGCTGCTTTTGATGAAATCCAGTTAAACGATCCGAGTATCGAACCGCCGCGGCTGGTGTTCTGCAGCTCGACGCGCAGTGTTTATGAGGCCATTTTTGAGGAGATTGCCCCGCAGGCGGACGGAACCTGCCAGGTGACGACAAGACAATACAGCGACATTTTCTACCAGTACGACGACGCCAACTACCCCGGCAGCGTCTCTTAAAACCAAAAATTTCCCCGATTAACTTTCTTTCGCTCAAACCCTCGTTTGGGCGAAGCCTCTTTTTGGAGCAAAAAACATGGCCTTTAACCCGCCGCTGGGATCGACCAACGCCGATATTTTTATGGGCAACGTTCAACGTCTGGATGAACTGGTTAACGGTCCTGCAGCCGATGTTCCCGACCGTGCCGGAGATCCGCTGTACTCATGGCGCCAGATGATGGCGAAGAATGATGAAATTCGTCAAAACCTGATACCGCTCAGCAGGCAGTACATGACACTTGAGGCTGCACAGGCGGATATTGCTAATATCCCCGAAGGGAGCACAACCTATGTACGTAGCGGCATCGGTAGCGCTCTGGCGGATGAATACATTAATAATTCAGGGACCCTTGAACCGACTGGCAGAAAGATGCCATCGCAACAAGCCGTTCAAATAAACGATGATTTCAGGGTGGATGTTACTCTGGGCAGCGAATCGCAGTGGGTTGATAACAGTAGCAGTTCTGCCAAAACCACGATAATGGCCGATGCTTCAGGAAGAGAGGTTATTTATGCGAACCATAGCGCAAAAAAAATAGTAGCTTATGGAAAACCACTGGCGGATAGCAAAACGGTTTCGGAATTAGGCTCTGAAACATGGGTAATGAATGACAGCAATCCGACCATTATCATTGAACTGGTCGATACATCAGGCCGCATTGTTAAGTATCTGGACCTGTCATCCGGGCTTTATTATGTTTTTGGTAAAGCTGTTGGGACTGAACAGTCATCAATTGTGTACCCGACGTTTATTCCTGAATTCATGGATGCCAGGAGCTACGGACAAAGCCTGAGTGTTTACTCACAGGGGACGCCTGGGCTTTCTACTGTCACAATTAATTCCGTTCGGTTTGATACCGGAGTGCTGACCTACAACAAAAACCCAACATCTCTTGTTAGCCTGGAAGATCCGACGTCCAGCCAGTACATGCAAAGCCAGGTCCACGACTTTCAGACTAAAGTGAGCGATGCCTCCAGCAGCGAGTTTCTGCTTGCCGCGTCCGGTTTGGGTGGTACGCCATTTTCAGGACTGGAGCCAGGAACGGTGGTCTACACCCAGTTCATCAACACAATTCAGAAGGCAAAAGACCTGGCTGATGCCAGAGGCCTCCAGTACGGCATGCTCTGGTTTAATTTCCAGCATGGCGAAACCGATGCTTCTCAGGGAACCGGGTATGCCTACTACCGGCAGAAGTCGAAAGAGATGCAGGAGATCACTAACGCGCACGTGAAGTCGATCTCCGGACTGAATCATGATGTAGTCATGTTCACGTATCAGATGGCGACACATGGTCGTTATGATGGGGCTACATACCCCAGCTATGAAATACCACTGGCTCAACTGGATGAAGCAGTCAGTAATCCGCTAATTCAGCTCGCGACGCCGATGTATATTTTCGACTATGCCGATGGGCTACACCTCACGAATGATGGCTATCGTCACCGTGATTTGTTCTTCTCGAAAGCCCAGAAGTTTTACTACGAAAATAAAAAGCCATGGCTGCCGTTATATCCAACTAAAGTCAGCCGTATCGGCAATACCTCTGTCCTGCTTGATCTGCACGTGCCGGTTGGCCCGGTTAAGTTCAGTACCGATCGTGTAACTGCTGCGACAGATGGGATGCAAGGCTTCGAACTGTGGGCAGAAAACAGTGCCGGGACGCTAACACGCCTGGCTATCTCATCGGTCACTATCGTAAGCGGATCACGAATTAAAGTTGTTCCTGCGGCTCCGTTTAATGCGGCTGATAAAATTTATCTGGCTTATGCATTCACGCCGGAAAACCGCGGTGCCGACAGTGGTGGTGGTATCTATCCAAACTGGCCTGCCGGATATACCGCCGGGTGTCGTGGAAATGTTTGTGATTCTGATGATTACGAATCTGACCTCCGCGATAAAAACGGCAATCCCTATGAACTCCGCAACTATCTAACCATTTTCCGGAAAGAGGCAATTTCATGAGCTATTTATTCACCCGTCTGTCTTTTGATGTGCCATTTGATAATCCAACTTATGTTGATGAAAGCTCTGTCCGCCGCCTCATTAATCCGGAATTTAATCCGGAGTCTGGTTTTGTAAACTGGATATTTGGTGGAAGTGCTGACAGCCTCACTTCACTGTCAGGTGGTCATGTTATGACGCCGTCGGCTGGTGCTTTGCCAACCTATAAAAACTCATCGCTTGTTCTTCCTGCTGTAGCGACGGGCTTTAACGGCCTCAGCACTGAATATAATGACTCAGACAGCATGACACTGACCGCTGTCGTTCAGTATACCGGCGCCGCAACGCAGATCCTTCTCGGGGTAAATACCGGAACACAAGGGGAGTGTATCTATATGAGCGGCACCAGTGTGATGACCCACCTTGTGCGCAATGCGCAGGGGGCATCAGTGACAACTGAAATTCCGGTGCCGGCCGGACTCACTGCTGGAAAGTATATTTTTTTGGCGTTCAGCAGAAACGGGAACAACCTCATTTCAATGGTAGGAGGTGCATCCACGCAGGTTAATCTGACGGATTCCGTTAAAACCCCGGCAACAGCGGCGAAGGTTGGGCCCGGTAACACGGCATACAATACCAATGGTTTTTCAAAACAGTTAGAGGTGGTTGAGTGCCTGTATCGGGATGGCCCGACAACGCTTGCAGATCTTCAGACAGCCTATGCTAATGCCAAAACCCGCTGCGCACTCCGCGGCATTTCTCTTCTCTAACCTGATGGGAACCGTAGGCATGGAAGCCTACTTTTTCCTGGAAAGAAGGTCCTTAACCTTAGGCCATGTCCATTGGTATTCGGCATGAAGCCACAATCCAATCATAACGCATGCTGACACGAACAAAATATCCGGCCATTTAGTGAACCCGGTAGCGATGGATGCCACCGAAACGATACCAGCCAGTCTTGTCAGCCAATGGCTACGCAGAAAATAATCGAATCCGTCGCTTTTATTATTCATCCGTTTAGGCTTTGTTTAAGTTGCTTGTGAAATAAGTCAAGTGAGAGCAATCTGAATTTTTGTTATTTTATCATTAATTTATCTTATCTGTTCATCATTGTCATAAAACCAATGAATAAAATAACTTTTTAATAATTTCAAATTGATAGGCTGAATCTATGCTTGGTTCTGGTTCTGAAAAAATACCGCATATACAAACAGTGGTAGTGGCGGAAATGGAGCGAGAGTTGATCGTAGTGCGCACTCGGGCAGGATTAGTCACTGCAAGAGAGCAAGAGAGCAAGAGAGCAAGAGAGCAAGAG